CAGCAGAAGAACCTCCTGCTGTTGAGCCACCTGCTGAGGAACCACCAGCAGAAGAACCTCCTGCTCCAACTACTAAAGAAGAAGTAGAAGCGGTTGTTGATGACCTTCTTTCTGATGGCAAGTTATCTGCTGCTGATGCAGATAAAGTTCTTGACGCTTTAAATGCCGATGGCAAAATCTCTAAAGAAGAAGTTAATTCCTTATCAGAAACACTTGCTGCAGACGGAAAACTTAGTTCGGCAGAAAAAGAACTTGTTGCGGAAGCATTAGTTGCATCCGTTGCAGCAGGAGAAACACTTACATCAGAACAGATTCAAGAGGCTGGAATTGAGTTTAAAGATTTACCAGCAGAAACTCCTGTTGATGTTAGAACTGACGAAAATGGAAATGCTGTCATAATTACTGCAGAAGTTGCTGCTGCACTTGTCGTGCTAGAAAATCCCGCAGAACTAATCGGTGCATTATTTGAAGACCCAGGTCAAGTGTTACTTGCATTGGGAAGCATCGGTGCTGACATGTCACCAGAAGAACGAGAAGAAGCAACCAACATGGTTGTCGCTACTGTCGTTGCTGCTGGTGCTGCTATGAACGCAGTCGGTGCTGCTGCTGGTGCTGCTGGTGGTTCATCCACTGGTGGCTCAGGTGGCGGAGGAAGTTCTGGTGGCGGAGGTTCATCAGGTGAGAGTAAAGGCGTTAGGAGACGTAAACCTTGAAACTAATTAAAGACATGATTGACCAACTATGGACGCTATTAGGCATGTTTATTGCCTGGGTAGTCCTTGATGGAAGTGCCAAAACTATTGTTGGTTACGCTATTGTTGGAACACTTCTCGCTTGGGCAATCACTTACCCAATTAGAAACCGAGAAGACGACTAAAATATCAATAGTGTCTATCTGACACATTTAGGAGATGTACATGAATAAAGCAGCACTCGAATCGTACTTACGCAATTTACTTGGTCAAGTAATTGCAGCAGTCATGATTGTTATGCAAACAAGCAACGCAGCAACACCTTTGGACTTTGGACAATCTGAATGGCTACTCGTAGCAAATGCTCTCTGGGGTTCATTAATCCCAACAGCACTTCGCTGGGTTAATAAGAAGGACCCTGCATTTGGTCGTCTTGCTGAAGTTGCAGCAAAAGAGGTTTCAAAAAAACTTGCTACAAAGCCCGTAAAGTCAGTTAAAAAGAAGTAACTACAAAAAGGACCCTAGAAATGTCGAAGATAGAAACTATTTCAATTCTTGTTGGAATCGCGTTAGGAGGCGGGGCAATTCTAGGGTTCTTTATAAACAAATTTAACAAGTTGTTTGCAACGTGGGGAAAATTTATTAGGGACTGGGAAGGGGAAGAGGCTTCTGACGGTAGAGATGCTGTCCCAGGAGTTATGGCTCGTCTTAATAAACTTGACGGAGAACTTTCCCATAACGGAGGTAAGTCTATAAAAGACATGGTTTTCCGTATGGAGGTCAGACAGGACCGCTTAGAACGTAAGATGGAAGAAGCGGAGATTGTCCGCCAACAGAACCAAGTAATTTTACTTGAAGCAATAAAGACGCTTAACACACAAATACAGCCAAAGTAGGGAAAAATACTCACATGGCCCTAAATCAAATTCAGTTCGGTGCTCCCCCAGGTGGACCAGGAGCAGACATTGTTGCACGCATTGGTGGTCTTGTTAATAAAGGTTTCGACAATAAAAACAACGCTAAAGGCAATGCTCAGTCAATAGTTGCACAACATGTTCTCTCTAGTGTTCGTGCCGAAAGACAACACGGCTATGACTTAGAAAAGATGGATGTAAAGCATTCACAAACCCGTGAACTTCAAGATGCTGGAAATGCTGCAAAAGCAGCCTCCGAAAGAGCAAGCCGTCGTCATGCAACAAGTATGGCAAAGTTAACTCAAGGGCATGAGATTGCAAAAATGGGAGCAGCCTTTGCTGGTATTGCTCAACTAGGTAAAAGCGGAAAAGTTGCTGAGTTTAAAGTAGGCGACATGAGTGGAAAGTTTAATGCTCCTCGTGAAAAAATTGCACCAGTTGCTATGCCAACTGTTCCAGATACAACACCACCTCCAGTAACCTCTACACCAAGCGGTCCAAGCACCGTTGGTCGTGACCCAAAGACAGGTCGTGCCGTAAGTTTAAAGAAGTCACCACCACCTGCTGCACGTAGAGCAACGGGTAAAAAGAAGTAGCAATGGCAAAGACAGCAGCGTGGCAACGCAAAGAGGGTAAGAATTCAGAAGGCGGTCTTAATGAAAAAGGACGTAAAGCCTATGAACGTGAAAACCCTGGTTCAAATTTAAAACCACCTGTTTCACGAGAAAGAGCAGCACGCTCCCCTAAAGACGCATCACGTCGTAAGTCGTTTTGTGCACGTATGGGTGGCATGCCAGGACCAATGGAGAAAAACGGAAAACCAACACGTAAGGCACTAGCATTACGTAAGTGGGATTGTTAATTACTAAGGAGCACTAAATGGCAACTAAGAAAACGTTAGACGTACTTTGTGTTAACTGTAGCAACCCAGGGTTCTACCTATACCAAGTTAACAAATCTGTTCACTATTGGTACTGCCGTCAATGTTTACCTACATTTTTATATGCTCAAAGAGATGCAGGTAACTTGTTTACCTCTGATGCGCTAGATGTTGCTCAACAAGAAGCACTTGATATTTTAAAGCCAGACCTCACTGAATACACGGAAGAAGAGGCTCCTGTAACAGAAACCCCTTCCGCCACAAAAAAGAAAATAGCAGTTGAGCCTGATGAAGAATGAAACTTATAAGAAAATTTGCAATACAGGGACACCCCGTTCCTGCAAGTTCAAGTAGGCCTCTAGGACCCTTTCCCCCTGAAGTTTTAAGTCAACCCCAGGTCGAATACGGTAACGAACATTCGGACTCTTTACACGAAGCACTCGATACCGTTCGTCTTTTCAGATGTCGCGACTGTGACGAGGTTCTTTATAGGGACCAACTTGATAACCACACATGTGAGGAAATATAAACAATGGCAACAAATAACGCAGGTGCTCAGTTAGACACCGCAGGAGAAATCGCAATTGATTTTGTATGGGGCAACATGGCTCCGCAACCAAACGATTCTCGTACAACCCGCTTAGACCTATCACTTGGCGACCATATCAACCTAGAATCAGGTTGGGGTGGGTTTCCACAATTTACAGCAAATACAACAGGTAAAGATGTAGCAGGTCCAACTAACTACGTTCTAGTTTTGAACGTTGTTGGAATGACCACAGCAAACGCAGAGGACGTAATGAAAGACTCAGGTCTTACAGTTACAACTGCAACAGCAGCAACTAACGCTGCATCAACAATCACAGCAGTTGCCCGTACAGGTACAGCAGCAACAATCACCTCAACAGGTGCTGGTGCTAAGTACCCAGTAGGTACAAAGATTACAGTTGCATCACTTGTATCACCAAATACAGACCTTAACGGTACTTGGACAGTTACAGCAGTTGCAACAGATACAGTTTCATTTACAACCACAACTTCAGGAACACTATCAACAGGTTCACTTTCTGTTGCTGGTCTTACAGGTGTTGCTGGAACAATCAAGTCTCAATCAATCGCAGCAGGTGCAGCAACAACTGCAATTGGTGCAGCAGTAACAATTACACCTTACGCAACAGCGTCTTAATTAAGGAGTAGTAATGGCTCGGGTTACTGGCAGTGGGGATAGAAAAAGGAATGTTGTGCGTGCTCGTACATCTTCCGACGAACTATCAGCATTACTAGACCCGACCCGCGAACTCTACGGAGTTGGCGAACGAGAAGTAAAAGGCATGGCAAAGATGCTGGGAGTGACCCCACAAACGGGACGTATTAATCCGTTTCAGTCACTCCCAGTATCACCAGGCTCTGATTTTTATGATGCGATTGAAATTTTTGAGGGCGATGATGAAGAAGAGGCTGGGGAGTTTTATGAACCGACTAGTTACTCAAACTATGCAGATGAGCCATTAGATAACTACGATGCTCCTGCACCATTAACAGTCTTACCTACATCAACTACTAATTACCAACGCCCCAGAACAGTTGCTGCAGGGTATGACCCAAAGCGTGAAACATTAACCGTTGTCTTTAGAGATGGCTTGTTCTACAACTATTACGATGTTAAGCCATCAACTTGGAGTGCTTTTAAAGCCACCATTTCTAAAGGGCGTTTTATTCGCCAATATTTAGATAGCCATGCTCGTGGAGATGCTGCCATGGGAACTCTTCCTACCTATGCTAGAGAAACTCTGTATCGAATTGTTCGCACTAATCAGATATACTTTGAAGGCAATCAAAGCCTTGTACCTTCTTCTAAGACTGGTTACGGTGTTACTAAAAAACCAAGAACTCAAGCAAGTAAACCTAGAACTACAGCACTAAAATCCAGTCGAGGTAATAAAAAGAAACGGTAGTAAATGCCAAAGGCGCACAACATCGGAACAGAACGATTTGTACAAATTATTAAACAGCCTCTGACATGGGGTAACAAACTTATAGTCCATGGTTGGACCCAAGAAATTGAAGAGCCATACCGTTTTGCAGCCCCAATTATGGTTAGACTACCCTTAAGTCGTATCCTTGTTTTAGGAAAATGGCAAGGAACAAAGTCTGAAGAAGAAGCATTGAATAATGCAATTTTGAGAAGGGATGTAACTTATGATGATTTTAAAGAGGAAAAAGGATGGACACCAGCCCCAGACGAAGATACAGAAGCGTATCTCTAAGTTACCTACTCCAGAGTTAATTGGATGGGTTGAGGCTTCTTTATTCGCTATAGGTAGAGATACTTTTGCTTGGCAGAAGTCAAACGAAAAAATTTTATTGGATGAGTTGGAAATGGGTGCAGAAGCACTCTTAGAAATAATGAAAGAATTAAAGAGAAGGTCGTAACTTAGTGATAGAATTACTTGTCTCCCTCTCTCAGACGCGGAGTGGCCCACTTCGGTGGGCTTCTCTGTTTAGGAACTAAATGTCTATTGATTTTAATGATGAAAAGTTTGAGGAAATTAACCCCGAACTTTACGCAGCCGAAGATGAAGAAGTTCCGCTACCCCCTGAAGAAAATGATTTAGATGAACTTTCTATTCAATTTGTAGAAAAGTTAATAAATAAAATTTTAGAATTCCAAGAAGTTCTTATTGGTTACCCACTGCACCCTTATCAAATGCCTTTAGCACGTCGTGTTATTGAGTCAGTTTTAATAAATGATGGTGAAGAAATTACAGCACTTGCTGCACGTCAGTCAGGAAAATCAGAAACAGTTGCAAATACTGTTGCAACGTTAATGATTCTTCTTCCACGTCTTGCAAAGTTATACCCAGATTTACTAGGTAAGTTTAAAGATGGTCTTTGGGTTGGTTTGTTTGCACCAACAGAGGGTCAGGCAGAAACACTCTTTGGACGTACTGTTACCCGCCTTACATCAGAGCGTGCATTAGAAATTCTCGGTGACCCTGAAATTGACGACTCTGCTGCACGTATTGGTGGAGTAACACGAATGATTAAACTAAAGAAGTCTGGCTCAACAATCACAATGATGACAGCCAACCCTCGTGCAAAAATTGAATCTAAGTCTTTCCATTTGATTGTTATTGACGAGTGCCAAGAGGCAGACGACTTTGTTGTATCTAAGTCAATCTCTCCTATGCTTGCTTACTACGCAGGAACCATGGTTAAAACAGGAACACCAACAACAAGTAAAAATAACTTTTATAGGGCAATCCAACTAAATAAGCGTCGTCAAACAACGCGAGGTGCTAGACAAAACCATTTCCAATGGGACTGGAAAGATGTTGCAAAATTTAACGATAACTATTCAAAGTTTATAAAGAAAGAAACCTTACGTATTGGAGAAGACTCAGACGAGTTTCAGATGTCTTACAACTGTAAGTGGCTTCTTGAACGAGGCATGTTTGTAACTTCAGGAGTTATGGATGAATTAGGTGATACCTCTCAAGAGATAGTAAAAGTTTGGCATAAGACTCCTGTGGTTGTAGGTATTGACCCTGCTCGTAAAATGGACTCAACAGTTGTCACAGTTGTTTGGGTTGACTGGGATAGGCCAGATGAGTTTGGTTACTTTGAACATCGTGTTCTAAATTGGTTAGAAATTCAAGGAGATGATTGGGAAGAGCAGTATTTCCAAATTGTCAGTTTCCTTGCTAACTACGATGTGCTTGCTGTTGGTGTTGACGCTAACGGTGTTGGTGATGCTGTTGCACAGCGTCTTAGACTTTTGCTCCCACGAGCAGAGGTTGCTTCTATTACCTCCAGTGCTACTGAGCAGTCACAACGTTGGAAACACCTTCAGGCTTTAATTCAAAGAAAAATGTTGGGTTACCCAGCACATGCAAAATCACGTCGATTAAGAACGTGGAAAAGGTTTTACCAACAGATGGTTGATGCTGAGGTTCAATACAAGGGTCCTAACTTCCTTGTGGCTGCTCCTGATGAGTCTTATGCCCATGATGACTACGTGGATAGCCTTTCAATTGCCTGTGCCATGACTAAGGATTTAGTCATGCCAGAGGTGGTTCTAACAAGCAGTCCGTTCTTTACTAAAAATTAAAAGCGAGTTAACCCTTACTTATCGTAAAAAATCAGAGAAAATCATCTTTGGAATAGGCCATTCCGTCTTACTAACCTTATAAGGAGTCATAATGACACTAGCACCAAACCCACAGTTCCCTGAAAAGGGTTCAAACGTTTACGAAATGAAAGAGGCAGGAAACGCATCACGTCGTGGTCCTCTTCGTTTTGAAGAAGGTATCGCAACTGATACTGATGTTCCAAATGATTTTGAACTAGGAATGCAGCAAGGTTTTGCTGCTGCTGCAGGTCGTCCAAACCGTAATGCACCAGTTCACACAAAGACTGCTGCAGAAACTATGCAGGCACGTGCCCACGTTGGCTCTGCTGCATGGACAGAAGCACCAACATTCCTTGCTGAGTTCTCACACGGGTCTTTCACAGACTATGCAGAACAAACAACTGAGGTTGTTGCACGCTCTGGTGGACGTACACAACGTACTTCCCCAACCGTAGTAAACGACTAAAAGAGTTTTTTGTCTTTGACCCCCTAGGATTGTCCTAGGGGGAACAAAGTTGTAAAGGAAATAATTGTGGCTGAAAAACCTGCTAATCCAAAACTTTGGGAAATGGTAATTGCTCAAGCAAAAGCCAAATACTCAACCTACCCAAATCCTGCAGCAAGTCATTGGGTTCGAGAGAGATACACTCAAAGTGGTGGTAGATTTATAGACTCAAACAGCCCAATAGAGCAAACAAAAAAACTTAATGAAAAACAATTTGCAAAACTGCAAAAAGAACGTGGAACTAAAAAAGAAGCAAAAGACGTGAAACGTAAAAAGGATAAGGGCGGAAAAAAGAGTGACACTAAGTAAGGTCATACGATGAGTTTTGTTGACTTTTCCCCTCCCTCATACAGAGCAGCCTCCTCTGATTTAACCATTTCAATTTCTCCACTTGGTTTAGTGGAATTAGCAGATGAAGAGTTTGAAGTTCATGGTCCTCGTTTAAATCGCTACTCTTTAAATTGGGCGATGTACTTAGGACATCATTGGGGTTATCGCCGTGAACAAGGCGAAATGCAAATTGCAGTAAACTATTACAGAGCATTTACAGATTATCTTTCTAGATTTACTTTTGGTAAGGGCATTAGTTTTCGCAGTCCAAAAGCAACTGAAGCAATTGTTCCAGACCGTTTGCAGCGAGTATGGGAAGTAGACAACGACAAAACTAGAGTTCTTTTAGAAATGGCACAACAAGGCGGAATCTCTGGGGATTGCTTTGTAAAAATAGCCTATGAAGAACCGTGGACTGATGCAATTGGTCGAGTACACCCAGGAAAAGTTAGAGTTCTTCCTCTTAACTCATCTTTCTCATTTCCAGAATTTCACCCACATGACCGCAATCGTCTTTTAAGATTTAAACAAAAGTATCGTTTTTGGGGAACTTCTTTAGAGGGAACAAGACAAGTGTTTACTTACACTGAGATTCTTACAGATGACCTTATTGAAGAGTACATCAACGATGAACTTATTGATTCTCGTCCAAATCCTCTTGGAACTATTCCAGTTGTACATATTGCAAATATTCCAGTTGCTGGTTCTCCTTGGGGACTACCAGACTGCCATGACATTATTAGTATAAATCGCGCTTATAACGAAATATCAACAGATGTTGCAGACATTATTAATTACCACGCTGCACCTGTAACAGTTATTGTTGGTGCAAAGGCTTCTAACCTTGAGAAGGGTCCTAAGAAAGTTTGGGGCGGTCTTCCTAAAGATGCACAAGTATTTAACCTTGAAGGTGGCGGAGCAGGAATTGATGGTGCTCTAAAGTACCTAGAACTATTAAAGCGTTCTATGCACGAGTTAATGAACGTTCCAGAGACAGCCCTTGGTCAAGTACAGCCAATTTCAAATACTTCTGGTGTAGCACTTTCAATTCAGTATCAACCGCTTATGAATCGTTGGACTCAAAAGACTGCTCAATATGGAGTTGGACTTGAAAAGATAAATGAACTTATTCTTTTGAATTTGGCAGTTAAAGAGCCAGAAACAATGATGTACAACCCAGACGAAGACGGTCCAATTAAAGATGGTCAAATGGTTAAACTTGACCCAAATGATTCCCTCACCTATCAAAACAGTGTTCAATTCCCACCTCCCCTACCATTAGATAAATTAATTATCCTTAATGAAGTGCAGACTAAACTTGGGATGGGTCTTGAGTCTAAAGAAGGTGCTTTACGTACTTTGGGAGAAGAGTTCCCAGAAGAGAAACTACAAGAAATTCGTGCTGAACTTAAAGCAGATGCCGTTTCAGATGGTGCTCTACTCCTACTTAAAACTCAAATTCAAAAAGAAATTCAAGATATGACTGGCATGATGCCAGGTCCTGGAGGAGAAGGAGCAGTTCCACTGCAACCTACTCAACTAGCCGATGGTGAAATTATGGGCGATAACATGTCAGGCGTGCCTTCTCCAGAGGCTGCTGCAGACCCTGCTCAACAGGAACTAGCCATGACAGAGGCTGGTATGGAGATGGATATTCGGAACAAACTGCTAACCGAATCCTATGGAACTAAAATTCCACAGAGAAGAGCAGTAGATAGAACCAAGTAAATTTCAGATGAAAAATCTGATTTAGCCTGACAAACACTTCAAAATGTTGTGGAATTATCAGGTAGGAAATGTGGGACACGCGGATAAAACCGCATTCGGACAATAACCAAGGAAACGGATACGCAATTACTATGGAAAACACTGAAGTACAAGAAGTACAGATTGAGTCAGTAGTGCAAGAGACTGCTACTCCTATCGTGGAAAGTAAGGCTTCTAAGGAAGCAACTGACTTTGGCTTTTCAGCCGAAGACCTATCTCGTGCTCGTGCACAAGAAAAGGAGAAGTTGTATCCGCAAATGGAAAAACTAAAAGAAGAACTTGCTACCTTGAAGAAGGAGCGCGATGAGAAGGCAGAGCACGAAGAAATTCTGCGTCAAAAGCAAACTGAACTTGAGGAAAAGAAAATAGAAGCAGACATGGACATCCGTCAACTTCTAGAAAAAAAGGAAAAGGAATTTCAGACTCAACTAGAAGCAGAGCGTCTCGAAAGAGAACGTGCCTTTGCTCTACTTGAGCAAGAAAAACATTTTCAAGAAGTAATGCAGTATCGTCAACAAAGAATTGAGCAGGAACGTGAAAACGTAATTCCTGAACTCATTGACTTGATTGAGGGTAACAACCGTGATGAAATCGAGCAGAGCATCGCGTCATTGAAAGATAAATCTGCTCGTATTCTCGACTCTGCACAGCAGGCTTTACAGTCTACTCGCAGAGAAATGGCAGGAACACGTATTACGTCTCCTGCTTCAGGACCTCTCGATAATGATTCGGAACAACGTTCGTATTCTCCCGAAAGTATTCGGGAAATGTCATTGGCGGATTACGCGAAGCAACGAGCCAAACTACTTGGCGAAGCAGCAGGTAATCGTGGTAAGGGACTGTTCGGGTAAAACCAAACAAACTAAATTATCCAACTAACTAGAAAGGACTGATACCAACATGGCATCAGCGATTACAGGCACCAACCAACTGGCAGGTGCTCCTACTGCGTATAGCGGTTCGAACTCCAGTCTTTCAACAGCAATTCAGACCATCTGGTCTAAAGAAATTCTATTTCAAGCAATGCCAATTCTGCGTTTCGAGCAGTTTGCAGTTAAGAAGACTGAACTAGGTGTAGCACCTGGTCTTCGTGTGAACTTCCTTCGTTACAAGAACTTTGCTGTAGACCCATCACCACTTACAGAAGGTGTACGTCTAACAACAAACGCTCTTACAGCAGAACAAATTGCAATCACAGTTGCAGAACACGGCTACGCAGTAGCAGTTTCTGAACTACTACTTAACGCATCATTCGATGACGTTATGGCTTCATCTTCACGCCTACTAGGTCGCCACATGGCACAGTACCTAGATGTACAGGCACGTAACACACTAGGTGCTGCTACCTCTGCTGTTTTCGGTTACGACCGCACAGGAATCACAGGTGGAGCATTTACAAACTACGACGAAGGCACAGCAGCAACTGCAATTTCACAACTTGATGGAAACCACAAGTTGACAACAGGTTCTGTTAAGGATGCTGCTTTGACACTTGCGTCAAAGAACATTCCTCGCCTTGGTGAAACATACGTAATGTTCATCAATCCAAAGCAGTCACGTGATATTCGTTCGAACCCAGAGTTCATTGAAGTTACAAAGTACGCTGCTCCAGGAAACTTCATGCTCGGTGAAATCGGTCGTCTATACGACGTAGTATTCATCGAAACCACACAGGTTAAGAAGTTGGCTGCATCAGGAACTTACACCAACACAGGTGACATCGGTGCTCCTTCAGACCAGACAAGTGTTCCAGTTAAGGCTAACACCAACCCAGGTTCAGGTGGAAACCCAATCTCTGCAGATTACACAGCAGAAAAGGGTTACCTATCATCTGCAACAGGTAACTCAGCAGATGTTTACGAATCAATCATGATTGGTGACAACGCATTTGGTCACGCAATCTCACTCCCAGTTGAACTACGTGATGGTGGAGTTCTTGACTTCGGTCGTGAACACGCTCTTGC